CGCACTTACGTGATCCACGAATAACCTCGCTTGGGTTCATGGTAGCGTAATCATACATGTAGCCAGAGAAGGGTGTGTCAGTTGTAGAGGAACCAGCGACAGAACCTGTAGCAGGATTGTATGTACCGTCAGTTGTAATCTGACGAAGGATTAGAGCTTCCCCAAAGTCTTGTACTAAGCTCAGGAGGTCATAGGCGCGAAACGACATATACTACTCCTTAAGTTTCTGGTACGTAGCTTGCTGGGTTATTAAACTGGCCTTTACGGAAGGCTGGCTTAACACGGTCTGTATTAGCCCTGACAGCCTCTGTACGAGCCACTGTGATGCCTCCAGCTAGTACGCCTATAGCAGCGCCAGAAGTCTTGCCTTGGTAGTCTAAGCTGTCTGCTAGAGTATTGTACTGCTTGGCAAGGTCACTGTAGTCAGCCTTAAGAGAGCCTGACAGTTCTGTGTTGACCTTACGAGAATACTTTGAGGCAATAGCACGAGCAGACCAAGCTCCAGCGTAGTACACATTGTTACCATTCTCAGTTAGGGAGAAGCTAACCTCTTCGTTCTGTAACTGTTGGTCTAGTGTGATAGTGTCGCCAACTAGAAGCCTGACTGTGTTGAGACGACCAGAAGCCGTGGTGGTGTTTAAGTCTGTGGGATCATAAGACCAAGCCATATAAGTCGTCTCCGTTGTTATTATTCTGCGAGAATACCATCTCGTACATGGTAGAAGTGATCCATAACCCAAGCACTATTGTTTAAGAACCTGCGGATAAGACCTCGTTGTTTATCGTCAAGAGTGGACTTCTTACATTTCTTCTTGTCGAACTCAGTGGTACTGGAGGTACGAGACTTTACCTCAACATTAAGTAGGGTAACTAGAGTTGCCAGTTGTGGACCAGCCATCTCAGATAGTCTATCGCCTACTTTATTCTGCACTTCTAATTCTACGTTATGGTATAGATTACCGTAATCATACATCAGGGCTACCTTAGCTGGGTCAACGCCTAGCTCTAGCCAATTAAAGTGATCGCCTTGTTTCCAAATCTTGCCGTTGCCTGTAAAGCCTTGCTTAATAAAGACGGGCCAATCTACTTGGAATCCTAGATATGTGGGGTGCATTGTATTTCCTTAATTCTACTATTATATTTTATAATTGGGTGATGCCCAGATTTCTCTGGACACCCCATTAGTGTAAACGCTACCTATTAGGCAATAATTGCGTTGAAGAAGTAACCCAAGTCTGCGCCTACGAGCTTCATGTCGTATGCCATCTTAACTTGGATATGCTCTGCAACCTGCTGGCGCTTTAGTGCATCATCAGAGAATGATTCAACAGTAACACCCAAGTTGTTTGCGCCTTCGACGTTGTTCCAAGCAAAGGTCAGACCTGCTGCTGGGGACATCAAACCTGCACTTGATGGTGTGTAGCACAACAATGCGTTGTTGCCACCGATGAAAGCAGATACTTCTGCTGCACCGTCTGCTGCTGTGTTCTCTACAGCTTCCATGACGAAGAAGTTCTCTACGCCAAAGATTTCAGCCAACTTAGCATCTACGATCAATGCTGGGTTGTTGATGGTAGAACCACCGTTCAAACGAGCCAAGATGTCTGGGTGGTTGACCAAGATGTCACGAACACCTTTGCCGACAACCATTGTGTTTGGCTTGAAGCCGCCAGATGTAAGCTGCATAGTACGTGCTGCAAGAGTTACGTTAGCGATTGGTGTGGAGTTAGTATAGTCGCTCCAGAGGACAGGCTGGTTACCAGATGCGTTAGTTGCACCAGTTACGCTTGTTGTCCATACACCGTCTACGAAGAATGTGCTTGCGAACTGTGCTTCACGATGGATCATCATACGGTTGACAAGGGTCTGTGCGCCAGCGGAACGGATGTTCAACATGTCATCTTCGTTAGACAATGTTTGCTCATCGAAGTCCATGCCGATGCCATAAACGTCAGCAAAGTAAGCATCGTTAGACAGCTTCTGGCCGATACGTGTGACTTCTGTACGTGGCGCTAGTTTCTTAACGTCACCAGAACGGTTAGCGTTTGCACGATCATACAAGTAGTATTTGTCGGACTGCTTTGGTACACCTACAACTGGGAATACTTTGTCAGCGATAAAGACTTCTTGTGATTGTACGTAGGCCAGTGTCAAGTTGGACAGTGGTGCGTCCAAGTGGACCTGAGATGGGGTCAATAGTGGCATATTATATTTCCTTAGTTCTAGCTATTACGCTGAGATATTGTTAGCAAGGGAGATTTCCATTGCGATGATTACGCCAGCGGCTCCAGCTTCAAGAGCGGTTCCGACAATAACATCATTTGTTGCAGCGGCGATAACGTGGCCTGATGCGTTGGTTGCAGCATTAGCACCCAAAGTGATACCACCAGTGCCTACTTCTACCATTACGATACCAGATACTGTCACTGTGCAAGCACCTTTGGCAGCCTTAGCAGGTACAGTCAGTACACCTAGCGGAGCTTCACCAGCGCCACAGATGATAGCTTGTGCAGAGCCATCGTATTTAACCATTGCGAATTGATTAGCGCTTAGGTCGCCAGCAGCAATTACGGTACGATTATCACGGGATTGTGTGAAAGACATTCTTATTCCCCTTTATAGGATTTGTTAATTAGTGATTTACCTTCGTCGGTCTTCGCTACAGCAGCGTAAGCCTTGGCAAAGTCACTTTTCTTAAGTTGGTTGTCGTCCATGTAGGACTTTACGAGAGCATCTAGTTTGTCAGTAGGTGAAGTGAAATCACCGTCTACATCGGACTTACCAAATTCTTGCATAGAGGCTTCAAAGGCAGCGTCAGCAGCTTTCAAGGCTTCCATAATCTTTTCGTCTTCGTAGAATTTACTTACGAGAGACTTAGCGACATCAACGTCAAAGTGTGGGAGTGTATCACCAGCACGTTTAGTTAGTTCGATGTCAGCTTTTTCGATAGCGTGTGTGGCTTTCTCAGCAGCAGCCGCTTCAAGGGCTTTCAATACTGGGGCTGGAATGTCCGACTTAACGACCATCTCACCTTCAATATCCATCATCTCTACTTCGGCTTTCTTTTCGATAGCCTCAGCGGAAATAACGTAACCATTGTCGATCAGGCCCTTGCGGAGCATCTCGTTGTCAGCTTTAAGTGCAGTGACTTCGGCTTCAAGAGGGCTTACCTCTAGAGCTTCCTCAGCTTTATCTACATCAGCTTCATCAGCTTTGTACATGTCCATAGCTTTCATAGCTACGTCACGATCAACGCCTTTCTTATCCATGTACGCCTTGATTTTGGCTTCCATTTCATCTGTCATTTTAGTAAGTTCCTCTTCGGAAGTGTCACGCTTAAAGAGGGATACCATTGCCTGAGCATTGGCGGGGCGATCCACAAGGGAAAGCTCTGTAAGCTGTAACTTTTTTAAGAGATTGGGCAAGTTATATCTCCTCTTTGATAGCTTTTCCACCAATGGAAAATGCCGCTAATTCACCACTCTTAACCATAGCCCAGACATCATCATCGAATACTTTGTACGCGACGACCCATCCTTCACGGTCAGATTGGATACCGAGAGAATCACCAATTTCCTTAGTGATTGGGAGGGAGTGAACTACTGTTCCAACTTGCTCCCCAACGTGCATAGCCTTGCCGACCCGCACATGCTCCATAAATTCGTTTACTGCTTTAACCAGAGTGTCAGCTTCGATCATGTCATCTTGACGATCTACTACTGGCTCACCGTTCTCAGTAATGACTGACGCCCACCCGTATACCATACGTTGCTCATCATCAGTCTTAAGGATTTTACCTTCGATATTCTTTGTCATCTTGTGTTCAAATCCGTTCTCTTGTAAGTCTAAATGCTCTTGCAATGTAGTTACCTTTACACTTTCTCCCGTGTCAGGGTGATACATCGTGTGAGGTTCGAAGTTCTCCTCAGTGTAAGTCATTATAGCCACACACGCTTAGGTGCATCAGGTGTAACACCATGTGATACATCAAGAGCCTCAACAGCATCCCGCATAACCTCGTTAAGTAAGCGGATGTTAATGTGCCAACCGTCTAAAGATACCATCTCAGGGTACTCCCTGCCGTTATCATCTGTGAGGGTTTTGCCTGTAGGCTCCTGTAGCACTCCTACGACGTCGATAGCGTAGTCAGCGGTGTTACCCACAAACTCGCCTTCTTCGTTGTAAAAAGCAGAAAGGACTGTAGTCATATCCGCTTCGCTTGATAGTTTTAGGTAGAAATCTATCATGTTGATGCCTCCGTAATACCTGCGTCGGTTAGGTCTTCATCCCACATGCGGAACTGTCCGATTGTACCCATAAAAATTAAACCAAGGCGTAAGATAGCGGTTGATAGGTCAGGAAGAGCTGTGGGGGTTGTGTTGACTATCAGGAGTGTACCATCAACTGAACCGTTGATGAACGTATCGCCGTGACGACTTGCGAAGTTGAATGGGACGTTGACATCAGGGGAGTAGGTAGAAGTATTACCATTGACGAAATCATTACCTGAGGTCGTTTGCCTTTGTAGGAAGGACGGTTGCCCTGTCCGAGTACCTGTCGTACCAAGCCTAGTAATAATGTAGTTAGACCCATTTAGTGTCCAGAAGTAAAACTGAACTTCGTTTATATTGCTAGTATCAGCATAAGTCATCTTGCCATTAATCTGGATAGACACGTTAGTGCTGTCATACGGCAGGTTAGCCGCAGGGACTATTAGTGATTCAGCAGCACG